TCATTCATAAGCTGCGTTTTAAATTCTGTATAATTTGTTACATTTGGCAGACTAATTTCAATCGTGTCCACATTACTTGTAACATTATTTGGAATTGATGAAGGTTTGACGTTAGGAAGTGGCATATGAGAAGATAGATACTGCGTTGGATTAATACTAAAATCAGCAATATTTTTAGCCATATCCGCTGTAAAGATAGTATCTTCCGTACCAACTTCACGCAATGCACCGTTGGTAATTACGAATTCATTTCCTTCTTCGCCAACTAAATGATATCCAGTTGAATATTCTCCACGTCTTTTGCCTTTAGCATAACCATGTTCTTTCAACCAATCTAACATTCGAATATTTTGATAATCAGAACCGGTATAGTCATCATCTCCAAAAATACCTTCATAGTAATCAGCACGTCTATCCCAAGAAGCATCAATATTATTGGATTTTAATCGATCTACGACTGAATGTTCAGTGTCAAGTGGCTGTGGATAATAATATTTGTACACAAACAAGTCATCGTAATTTCCATCATCGCCAGAGTCTGAATCGTCTGATTCGTCATAAGAATATGATGGTTCAGGATCAGGTTCATAAGATGGGGTAGGAGCAGGAGTAGAGTTATTCGGATTATAACTTCCATCGTCATAATTATTAATTTCCGAATCCAGATTACCACGCATAATAGCAATTAAATCATTAAGTCGTGTAATAATGTCATTAATTGCAAGTGTAATACCGCTCACAGTAGAACCAATTCCTTGTACAGTTGTGTTCAAATCTACAACAGGTGTGGCAGAATTCCATACATCTCGCATAGCTTTCGTTAATGGTAATTCTGTATCCTGACTTAAATTTTCAAGTGTAGAGCGAATTGTATCTCTGTTTAAATTTACAGCGTCAGCAACATCACCAAGTTCCTTATCAATATTATCAATTCTATCGTTAATAAGGTCTTCATATTCGGTCTGCAAATCATCAAGAAGCTTTTCTTGGTCAGAGATATACTTATCATATTCAGTTTCAGCCAAATCTTCCTGCGCATCTTTTAGATTAACTTCAATTTGCTGTACCTGCTTTTTAGCCTCTTCGGACGTATCATTTGCATATGCGGCTTTCTGCTTTTCAAGTTCGGTCACTTTATCAGATTTTTCCTGAATACTTTTCTGATAATCATGCAAATCTTTTTCTGCTTCAAGAGCCTCTTTACGCTTGTCAATTAGCTTGCTTAATGCGTCAGACGCTTTATCGTAGCCATCTTTGATTAAGTCTATAATAGCATTCTTCTCATCGTAAGCAGCTAAAACAGATTCTCTTTGTGCTTCAATATATTCCTGCTTCTTGTCAATGAGTGTAGTATTGGCAGGATCATTTGCAAGCTCGGCTTCGATTGCAGAAATCTCTTTTGCATAAAAATCGGCTTGCTTCAAATATGCGGCATAGTTTTCACTGTGAATGCCCTGTACAGTCAGACCTTCATTAGTGATTTTTCCGTCATCATCATATAAATCCTTATTCATCTTATCAAGCAAATCAACATAGAACTGACCCTCATTGACAAGATTGGAAATATTATCTTGACCACGCTCAAATATCGTAAAGTTTAAATCACGTAATGAATTACCGACCTCTTGAATATTGACAACAGTATCAACAATTTCTTCATTTACAGATTGAATCTGTTGCAACATGTCATTCCATGCTTCTGAGCCCTCTTCAACCAAACCGCCTTGAACAGATTCTTGAAGTTTTGATTGCAATGTATCTCTTTCACTCGTGAGAGTATTAAGAGTATTATTGTACTGTTCAAGTTGTTTTTGATATAATTCAGGTGAAGCATAATAACCATGCTTATCAGCAAGGTCAATATACTTATCAAGCATTGTAACCGCATGAGAAATAGAAGATGAGATATCCTCAAATTGAGACACTACATTATCAAATTTAGTCTTTTGTAATTCCTTTAGATTTTGATTGAGGTCTCTGATTTTATCATTGCAATCCTGTGCTTTGTCGTAGAAATCTTGAAACTTATCAATTTGGTCTTGTAGATTTTCATCATCAACAGTGATAACATCTATTTCACCGTTCTTAATAAGGTCTTGATAATATCCATCTAAACCAACAGATTCAGCTAAATCCATATATTTCTGATATGCCTGTTGTTGTAACGCAATCTCATCAGAAACAGATGACAATTCATCTGCTAGTGTTGAATTACGATTTCCCCATGAAGTATAGGTATCTGATACCGTTGAATCAAGTGCTGAAATAGCTGTTTCCAGCTTTTTGATTTTTCTCTCAATGAGGTCGTAATCTTTGGAATTGTCTTTATCTGATGAGTCTGAACCTGAACCAGATGAAGATGAAGAATCACTACCTAAGTCATCCCAATCAAGACCACCTACGGAAGATTCAATCTTATCATAAGCTGCACCTTGTAAATCACTAACAGCCTGATTTGCGACTTTAATAGCAGCTTGAATTTTATTTTTGACATTATTATAAGCGCCTATTGCTGGTGCATTGCTTTTATTTTCTTCATCAGAAAGATTATGGTCATAAGAATGCGAATCATCTTGACCACCGACAAATGTGTAACCACTGCCATCAGCATTTTCCATGATCGAACCAAATGCCCCAAATGTTTCAGAGATACCATCAAAATATTCTGCCCACATTGCATTTAATTGATTAATCAGATTAGCCGTAATTTGAGCTTTCGCCTGTTCCATAGAAGTCCAGTTACTAACATCATTTCCATAGACAGTAGCAAGAGCATTAGCCAAATCTGGATAAGCTGTTCTTAATGAGTCAATAAAATCCTTATTGGTTTCATTTTCAGCAATAATATGTCTGATAAAATTCTCTTTATCATTTCCATATATTTCAGCCAATTCATTATACAATTCAGGATATGTCTGCTTAATAAATGAAAGGAATTTATCACAAGTTTCTTCTTCAGCAACAATACTGTTGATATAGCTTTCTTTAGCCTGTTCCATTAAAGTATTAGATTGATTTACAAAATTCTGTATTTCAGCCAATACTTCTGGATAACCAGTTTTGAGAGATGAGAAAAATTCTTCATCAGCCTGCACTTTTTCTAATACAGCGTTAACGTATTGAGTTTTATCATCATTATATACATTCTCTAATTGTGCAAACAGTTCTTGCTCATTAATAATACCAGCCACATATTCAGACAGAGCTTCTTTTGCTTCTGGATATTGCTTGATAATACTTTGCATTGAAGATACGCCGATTTTTCCTGTTTCGGACATTTCTTTTTGGACTGTCTTTAAAAGGTCAGCTTCGGATCGCAGGTCGGCAAGAGTGGCTTTAGAAGTTCCTTTGTCGTCTGATTCTGTGAGTTGTGATGTGAGGTCGAGAGAAGTATCGTTCTTTGATATAGGTGTCTCCAAATATTTCTTCTTCGCTTCAGTCGCATCATCACAAGCTTTTTGAATTTCTAACCACTTATCAACTTCTTCCTTAGTTTTAACATTTTCATCAAACCAAGATTCCCAATCAGCATCTGTACCATATTTTTCTTGAGCAGAACTAATTGTATCGTTATAGTATTTGTCAAAAACTTCTTTGTCATCTGGAGTTTCTGTGCTATTATATTCATCAAACTTCTTATATAAATCTAGAAGTTTATTTACAAGTTCTTCCTTGCCTTTAATAATTTTACCGTTAGAATCATATAATGCATCATCTTCGTCCATCAAAGCTTCGATATAAGCAGAAGCAGAATCTTCAACTGATTCAATATAGGCTTTTTTGCTTTCTATATTTTTTTCATTGTTCTTCCATTCTTTATCATCTTGAAATTGAGAAGCATCATTATTATATTTTTCCTCAATTTCTCTACGTTTTTCATAAAGAGCTTCAAGTTCTTGATTATTTTGCTTTGCTTGTTCTATATCCCAATTGGCCGCATCAATTCTATCGCCTTTATCATAGACATAAGGATTATCCTGTAATGTCATATCCGGGTCGTTAATTGCGTAATGTCCGTTATAACTTTCTGACTTTTTCGTAATTGCATCTTGTGCTTTATCAGCAGCATCCTGACCCTTTCTTTGAGCAATAGCTTCCTTAATCCTTAATTCTCGCTCTAACTCATCATTAGTTTCCTTTAATTTATCTAATTCCTCTTGTTCGACAATTGTAAGGACATCTTTGTTCTGTAATTTCTCAATTCTATCTTTTGTAGTTTTAAGCTCATCATTTAAGCTTTTGATTTCAGTGGTAACATCATCATATTCTTGTTTAGATTCTTTCGCTTTTTTCTGCAAATTTTTAAGAGTATTGCCGAATTGAGCATATAATGCAATAGCTGTGCCAATCACAGTAATAGTTGCCGCTATTGGATGAGCAATAACAAGGTTTTTTAATGCAACACCTAATCCTTTAACAGCAGCACCAAAGCCAATAGTAGAAGCTGTTGCTTTCTTTTCAGCCGCCGCTACAGCATTAACCGATGCAGCATTAGCTAAGTCAGCAGCGGTAGTTTCAAGGATTTCACCTTTAAGACCTTTTTTATACAGGATTGCCTTAATTTGCATTTCATTAAGGGTTGATTCTGAAATAGAAGCTTTGATAGCTTCTAACGAATATCCTTGAAGAGATTCAGCAAGTTCATCGAGAATATTTTTTTTATTACTTAATCCAGAACCTAGTATGTTTTTTATTTTATTTGTAACCTCTAAAGACTCGCCAATAGTTTTTAGTTGCTAAAATAAAATATAAATGATACAATATAAATAATATAATATTATAATCTGAGGTGAATATAAAATGGATTATTTAGAAGTAAAAAAATA